GAGATGTATGGGTTACAGTAATAATCAAGGTGGCTTAACTAGTCAAAGAACAAGTGTATGGCTAAGGATTTCATAAAAATAAAAGGAGTAAAAAACAGTGACAGACTTTACATGTAAATTAATAGACGCAAGAAACCCTCGTTGGGCTAATGCAGAACAAACTTTAATTAGCGTAGAAGCTAAATGGGAGCATTTAGAAAGCGAAGGTTATCTTGGCTTTGGTGCTAATCCTAATGATCCAGAGGCACATGGTAGAGATTTATATCAAAGATGTGTTGATGGTGAGTTTGGAACTATTGGTGCTTATGTTGCACCCCCAGANCCAGAAGTTTCAGAAGAAGAAGAATAATGTGTGAGTGTTGCGAGGACTTCGATTGTATTTGTAAGTAATGCCATCACTTTCGGATAAAACCGAAATAGGATTACCTCTTAAAAATTTAATAGGATTAATAGCAGCAACTGCCGCTGCAGTTTATGGATATTTCGGTGTCATAGAACGACTCAATAATATTGAGACAAGGCAGACTTTATTTGAAGAAGATTTAGTTAAAGGTGCAGACCAGACACCAGTAGATCAGGAGCAATTCATGTTATTGGAGTTTGTGTCAGGTCAAGTCAATGGAATGTCTGAGGACTTAGAAAATATGGCTCATAACAAAGTCAATATCATGAGATTACAAAAAGATATGGAAAAAGCCTTAACAGATATAGAGGCATTAAAAGATAAAATTAGAAACAATGGTCATTAAAACAGTTATCGCATTATTATTATTTAGTCAGGGAGCATTGATAGAACACACAATGATGTCATCAGTGCATGATTGCTTAAAAGCAAAAAGAGAGATGTTAAGAAATATGTCTGACTCAGTTCAGATAACTTGTGCGGAAGTACAAGCGGAAATTAAAGTTATCCAAGGAAAAGAATTTATTCAATCATTACAAAAACAATAAGGAGTACAATGTCACCTGCCGATATACATCAATTAATTAAAAATCATGAAGATTTAAGAAAATCTTATCACGTAGCTTTAGATAAATTAGAAAAAGCTTATGAAGAAAAAATGGTGATCCAAAGAAATTTGGATAGACATTTAAAACAACAACAAAATGGCTAAAACAAAAACCCTATCCCAAAAAGTAGATTTACTCTGTGAGAAATTAGATACAGTTCATCAACAACTAGAGAAAAATTCTAGAGATATTGAAGAGCTCAAAGAGCAAGTTGCTATGGGGAAGGGTGGTATTAGAGCAATCTTTATATTTGGAGCAATCATTGCTGCATTATTTACAGCATTAAAATTTGGAATAATAATAAAATGAACAATCAAAAATGGAACTACACTTCATTAGCTATCATTGGCTATTTAGCTTTTATAGCATTATCACTTGTCTCTCTTTTTCACTTAGGAAAATTGTTAGGCTCAATCTTTTGGTAAAATGGAAAAAACACTAATCGAACTCCATGAATTATTAGCTAAAGAACTTTTAGCTCGTATACAAAGTGGAGAAGAAAAAGCTAGTATTCTCAATGTTGCTAGACAATTCTTAAAGGATAACTCTATTGAGGCTATACCTGCAGAAGGCTCTACCATTAAAGAACTAGTAGAAGAATTACCATTCGAAATCACAGACGAAGATTTACAAAACGGTACAGAATAGACTATATTATGGCCCTATTCTGTGGCTTCGTGATGGAATGGTAGACATGAGGGATTCAAAATCCCTTGCTCGCAAGGGCGTAAGAGTTCGAGTCTCTTCGAAGCTACCACATGAAACAATCTCTTAAGAAAACAAAAGTTGATCCTTTAGTTGATTTCAGAAATTTTATGGCTGCCATTTGGCGTTTCTTAAAATTACCTGACCCAACTGATATTCAATATGACATTGGAAACTTTTTACAAGGTAAGGATAAACGAATTGTTATCCAAGGTTTTAGAGGTGTTGGCAAAAGTTGGATTACTGCAGCTTACTGCTTACATCAATTATATTTAAATCCTCAGAAAAACATTTTAGTTGTCTCAGCAAGTAAAACTAGAAGTGATGACTTCTCAACATTCTGTTTACGTTTGTTAAACGAAGTTCCATTTCTACAACACTTGATGCCTACAGATAGTCAAAGACAATCAAAGATTAGTTTTGATGTAAAACCTGCTAGAGCATCTCAGCAACCTTCTGTTAAATCAGTTGGTATCTTTGGAATGCTTACTGGTAGTCGTGCTGATTTACTTATTTGCGATGATGCAGAAACTCCTAATAATAGTTTAACTACAGGAATGCGTGCTAGACTTTCAGAGTCTATCAAAGAGTTTGACGCTATCTTAAAACCTCATGGTCGTATTATATTTCTAGGTACACCACAATGTGAGACATCTATCTATAATATTTTATCTAAAGAAAGAGGTTTCAAAGTTCGCAAGTGGATTAGTAGATATCCTACTAAAAAAGAATTAAATGAGTATGGAGAAACTCTAGCTCCTATCATTCGTAATGCAGTTGAACTCAACTTAGAGTTAGTTGGAAAAAGCACTGAAAATACTAGGTTTTCTGACAAAGATTTATCTGAAAGAGAATTAAGTTATGGTCGTACTGGTTTTAAACTTCAGTATCAATTAGACACCTCTTTAGCTGACTTAGATAGATATCCATTAAAGTTAAAAGATTTAATTGTGACTTCTCTAGATCCAGAAGTTGCATATGAAAAATATGTTTGGGCAAGTAACCCTGAACTACAACATCAAGAATTACCCATGGTAGGTTTATCAAGTGATGCGTACTACAGACCTATGGATACTGTAGGTGAACCCATTCCTTATCAAACTACTGTGATGAGTATTGACCCATCGGGTCGAGGTCTTGATGAAACAGGTTTTGCAATCTGTAAATTACTCAATGGTCAAATCTTTGTTCATGCCTGTGGTGGTATGAAGGGAGGATTTGAAGATGTTGTCTTAGTAAAGTTAGTAAAGCTAGCTAAGAAACATAAAGTTAATAAAATCATAAACGAGTCCAATATGGGTGGCGGTATGTATACTCAACTCCTCAAGCCTTATTTGATGAAAGAATACCCCTGTGAGATAGAAGAGGTACATCATAATATTCAAAAAGAGCGAAGGATCAGCGATACGCTTGAGTCCGTTATATCAAGTCATAAACTCATAGTGGATGAACAGGTAGTCAAAGATGACTATGCTTCTATCCAAAACGTAAACGAAAGCGATAACCAGAGCCTCAAGCGTATGCTGTTTTATCAGATGAGTCGTTTAACCAGAGACAAAGGTAGTTTAGCTTTTGATGATCGCTTGGATGCCCTCAGTATGGCTGTGGGGTACTTTGCTGAACAGATGGCCCATGATGCTGATAGAGCTATCTATGAGAGAAAAAATGACCTTATGAGTCAGGAATTAGATAGATTTATGGAGAATGCAGTAGGTTATAGAAGCAAGGGAAACACTTGGATTTAAAGGGTTTTGGAGATATCCGACACTCTTAGATAAAATCAAAACCACCCCTCGGTCAACCCCATGTCTATCCCTTAGGGTACCCTATGGGTACTTAGGTTCCCCTTTAGGTAACCTGTAGTTTATACTACCTATATCTACCCTTATATCTATACCCCTAAGATACCTTATGAATACCTTCAACAAGACAAAACGTTATATCGTCAGAAAAAGACAAAAGAAAAGATTATCAATGCAGCAGTATATATCTGCAGTGTTGCCTAAGGTTCTCCTAAAATATTTTGAAACAAAAATCTAAGTAGGTTACGACATATAGCTCTTGGCAATTTACCCCCTTGGGGTTGCCATATGGGGTCTTAAAAACAAGGGTACGGGGTGGGTCTTATAACTTCTCGAATAAAACTCGAGAAAATATCTACTATAAGTATTGTCTTTATTTGTCTCGTATCGGATTAAGTATATTAAACGTCATTAATAAGTAGTTAAACAACTACAGATAAATTTTTTTAACTCTGTCTCTTTCTTACCTGATGTATCTGTATTTACTTTGGAGCCCTTCGGATCACCTCGAGTTAAACCCCACCATAGAATTAATTACAGACACCTAATGAAGAAATAAACAATCTCGAATTAATCCGAAACAATACTTGCAATATGGCAACTAAAGTGCATACTCAGAATCACTTGTGATATAGCAAGTAAACGAAAGAGAGTTAAACAATGACATATAAGAAAAGCAAAGGCGAGATTATCCTCGATAGGTTAATCATTGCTTACTTTGTAATTAAAGCACCAATCATGATTTTTTTAGTTATGGGGGGTTATCTATGAACAACTTAGCAGAAAAAAAAGAAGCTGCGGCCGTTCCTAAAGTTTGGATTGGTTGTCTAGCTGCTTATAACTCAGGGCGTTTACATGGTGAGTGGGTAGATATTCCTGAGGATGCCGAGGATCTAAAAGAAGAAATAAAAAGGGTCTTGAGTAAATCACCAGAGCCATTTGCTGACGAGTGGGCTTTTATGGATTATTCAAATGTTCCTTCAGACTTTGGTGAAAATCCAGACCTTGAGAAGCTTTGCGATTATGCTCGTTTATATGAGGAGCATGGCGAAGCTATTACGGCATTCATTGAAATCTTTGGAATTGATGATTTATTTGAAGATAAATTTGACGATTGCTTTAGGGGTACTTGGGATAGTTGGGATTCATTCTCAGATGAAGAAGCAGACCAGATGCTTGAGCAATATTCAGGCAAAGAAAATAGCTTTTTAACTCAATACTTTGATTATGAGAAATGGTCTCGGGATTTATCTTACGATTATAACTCATGGGATATTGGGGGTAACTGTTATGTATTCTCCAATTATTAATGAGCATATCCGAAGAAGCACTGAGGAACTAAAAGCCATGGAG